GCTGCGACTGTACGAAAAGATGCAGTCCATTGGTACTGGGTTGTCTAGGTCTACTGATGGTGCAGGAAAAGTATCTAGTGGGTTGCGTAACTGCCACTCTGGAATCAGTTTGTCAAAGTTGGGCTTGATATAGATAGGTGAGTTGCTGTATGCAAGAAGGTGACGCGCACGTCGGCGCATCTTCATGTTCATACGGTTCTGGTCCCAAATGGAAAGCATTGCTCGTTTGCGGTCACGAGCCAATTTCATGCTGCGGTCTTGACCTTCACGTAATGCAGGGAAATAAGGTACCGGCATTGTTGAGGAAACACGCATAGCCATCTGGTCTAAGCCTTGTACCAGTAGGTTTGCAACGGAAGATTTAGTGTTACGGTCTAATTCGTTTAATGGGACAACAACGTCACCATTGGCGAGTTGACGGACTTGGCGCATTTGTGAAAGGACAGGGCCTTGTGCTGTTACACGTTGGCGGTAAAGGTCAACTATTTCTTCGATTGATTTCATGCAGGACCTTTAGTGTGACTCAAACAATATAACGATAACACACGGTTCACGAGTTAAGCCACGAAGGTCGCCATTGTCGGGGTGGAAGTTTGGCTGTAGACAAGTTAGGGATGTTCAGAACAGCCATCCATATAGACATAACAATGTCGGTGCCGTTCTTTTTGTCTGTAGTCCACGAAGTTAACTCCCCAACAGCTGCCATTGTCTTCCAGGTTATACGGTTATTTGGCAAACGTATATTTCCTGTCCTGAAAATCTGGGGTAGTAATGCTTCAACACCCAGTTTCTCATCCAGTTTGTTACGGCTGGTGGTGTGAGGAAGGATGTTGACCATGTTGCGGGAAGCCCATTTGCGTACAAAGTCATGCTGTAGAAGGAACCGCTGTGCGGCGTTGATTTCAACAATCCAATGGGATATTGGGTAGCCCATACGGAATGAACGTTCTTGCCAGTCATCCATAATGCCCGAATACTCACCTGTGGTGGTGTTGTACCCCAGTAGTTCTTCAGCGGTTAGTTTGCAACGCTCGATATCTACTACGTGATAAAGGTTTAGTTCTGGTTGGTACAGCATCCATGTTAAAGCCCAGAACTTTGTGGGGGAAGGGTCAATGGATACTACGGACAGTACAGGTGGGGCTAGTCCTGGGGGGATTTGCCCGTGGTTGCGGTTGTCATCAATACATCCAGGGTATGTAACGCCATCATCTCCTTGGCCTCCGTATATCCATGTTTTAGATATTAAATATCCGTCTAGTTCTAGTTCTTCTTGCTGGTACACAACACGGAAAACATCAGGTTTGGAGTGTCGAATGAACGATAGGTCTTTCCACGGTAGACGTTTAGGGTCTAACAGTGGCCCGTCAGGGTAGGCGGGGGAGTCAAAACGGCGTGATTCTTTGCCGGTGTCTAGTTCTGGGTAGTACGCCTGATACACAATATGGCGGTACTTAGATGATTTGAGGGGTTCCATCGCGTCAACCTGTTCAGGTGTTTCAATATCTGACCCGTCGTAATCTTCATCAAGGTCGTCATACGAAACTTTCGCTAAACAATGGGCGTACAAATCGCCTGCCCCTAGACGCTGGCCGATGACACATAGCAAACCGCCTGGGTCTACACGGGCTTCAGCGACACCATCCCATCGTTCCAACAGTTTGTCTCGTGAAGCTGATTCACGGGTGTTGTCGGGTGAGGCTACGTCGTCAAAAAGGCATAGGTCGGCGCGGTGTCCAATGAATTCTGCTTCGATACCGTAGGCGCGTACGGTTGGTTCTTTGTTGTCCAACCCGTTGCCACCGATTTGTTCCACAACAAACTCGTCTGCCCTCCATAACGCTCCTTTATCTGTAGGTCTAAACCTGCCATAGTCAATACTTAAACACCCCAAAGCATCCTGTGCCAGCCCTTTCTTGACAAGCATCGGGTCGGGAAGCATAGGCATAGGTCGTTCAAGGGTTTCACGGATACGGCGGGAGTACAACTTCGCCATGTTCTGAGATACAGACCCAATCATTATTCGGATGTCTCGTTTACGGCAGATAGCCCACACAGCAACATCATGGAACAACGTGGACTTGCCAGCACCAGGGGGGACATTGATTACAACGAATTCTTTTTCTTCTGATTCGAGCCATTCAACAATTTTCAACGCCGCATCCACCTGCCAAGGTGAAGGTACACGACCAAGGTAATACTCACGGAAAAACCCAAAGTCTTCCAACCCTCGTAGGGCTTCCTCACAAAGATGGTCATGCGGGATAGCCGATGGTAAATCGATGGCTTCCATGAAAGCGTTGTACGAGTCGTTTTGGACTCCCCCGCCACGGGCGGTTGACTTGTTCCCTTTAAGGGTTTCAAGGTCATGTGATGCTTGTAAGGCTTTAGCTTTGGATAGCCATTTAGAACCTGTGTTGATGTGGATACCAGCGACACGGGAAGCATCCCCGATGGTTTTACCGGAGGAGATTGCAGCAAAGAATTTAGCTTTGTCTGCTGGGGAGACAACTCGTTTAGTACCCATTGGGTTTTACACTACCACTTGACTTTGTTTGCCCAATATGCGGCAGACATTTTACCTTTAGCAATGTTAGAAGCATGACGGTCTTTGAACGCTTTGTTACGGGCAGACCCGTCAGGAGAACCCGACACACCTTGCTGACCAAAACGAATCGTTTTCACTTGGTTGCCAACTTTGGCTACAACCACGTGTGATTTAGTTGGGTGCTTAGGGGTGGCTTTGGGTTTGTTGTAACCAGTTACGCCTGCTCGTTTAAGACGGGAATCTTCCGGCATTACTTCTTCTTTTTAGAAGCCGAAACCATCTTCTTGCCAGACTTCTTAGCTGCCATCTTGGCATCCTTCATTCCAGCTGCTGTATATGGAAACTTCTTTTTTCCTACTTGTGGCATGTTACTTTCCTTTTTTGTTTCGGGATGCAGCCATGTTATCAACAAGATTCGGGTAAGGCCGACCAGCCTTCTTCGCTCTCGCCTTCGCAGAAGCCTTCTGTGCTGAAGACAAAGGAGTCGACTTCTTCTTAGGGTTTTTAGTTTCCCAAACAGGTTTTTGTTTCATTACTTCTTTTTTTTGGCAGCAGCCCTTGACTTAGCAGGGTTGTCATAAACACCCATGAAGCCACGAACATTTCCACGAGGAGTAACCATTTGGTCAATAGGCATTTTCTTGTCGAACTTGTCTTTGCCTTTATTAATCTTTGCCATGTCTTTTGCTGTAACACCAGACTTTGTTTCACCCATACCACTATTGCCGTAACGGTCAGTGCGTTTAGGAGCTAGAGGCTTAGGTGCCGCCATTTTTTTTGCGGGTGCTTTTTTAGCGGCCATAATGTTTCTTCCTTAAATAACTATGAAGTATTCGTTGATAGTAACACAGCACATGCTATGCTGATGTCAACTTCACAAGACCTCCCCGCTGGGATAGCGGCAAGGCAGGCATGGCTGTATCACTGTTGCATGTGACGGGGCATTTCACACCAGGGAACTGGGGTAGACGAAACCTGCAATCAAGAACATCTGAAAAAGATGGTTGTTCCCCTATTGTGTAAATGTTTCGAGCAGCGTAATGAACGTCATCTTATTAAAATTCCGGTGTCGGCTAAAACAAAATTGGCTACGGCGACCTTGGTATCAGTTTGGTATCTAAACCGTGGGGGAAGCTAAAGACACTCCTGTCAGTTCCGCTGGCGCGGCTAACGCCCTCGGCTACGCCATCGGTTGTTTGCAGTGAAAAGGGGGTACGTCTGGTGGACAGGTTCCGCCCCGTTCCTTCGCCATAGAAATTAATGGTCATCAAGCAAGCGGCCTCCAGTCAACCGTGCCACAAGATAAGCACGTCGACCACACACAGACACCATGTAACCACCCAAAGTGACACACACCAAAAGAGTGAAAACCGGTGAAAGAGATAATACATATATACGCCCCCCGTAGCCTCGGCAGACCCCCAGTTGGTTTCTTTGCACTACGCAACTACCTACTGGTCGGTAGGCTCCTTTCCGTGGGCGCGCGGCTACGTAGAGTGAGATTCTGGCGCGGTGGTACCCGATGGTCACTTGTCTAGCAGTCACAGACTTTTCATGTAGTG